GTTCTTAACAGAGCAAACCTTGGTATGGAAGTTATGCATGAAAGAAATGCACACAACTTCCCACTTGACTTAGCATCTGCTGAGACATCTGAGGTTGCACTTGTTGCTCCTTCTGTTGGTTGATAAAATTCAATCACTGTGTTATATTCAAGAGACCCTCACAAAAGGGTCTCTTTTTTTTATCTTTTTTATAGATACATTAGTTAAATTATTCTCATGAAAATCTTTTTGGATACTGCTGACACTGAAATTATTAAAAAGCATTTTGCTACAGGATTGATAGATGGTGTGACAACTAACCCAACTCTGATTAGGAAGAGTGGTAGAGACCCCGAAGAGGTCTACCAGGAACTTGCTGAAGAGGGTGTAAGGGACATTAGTATGGAAGTAGTAGGAAACAGTGAAACAATGACCTCTGAGGGTCTTAGACTTGCTGCTAAGTTCCAAGAAGTAGCAACTATCAAGGTTCCTTGTTCACCCGATGGTCTTCTTACTTGTGCTCATCTATCAAGGGATAATATTAAGGTCAATGTTACATTAATTTTTGATGCTGCACAGGCAATACTTGCTGCCAAGGCAGGTGCTACATATGTTTCACCATTTGTAGGAAGACTTGACGATAACTCGGTGAATGGGTTAGATGTAATAAAAGATATTCATGATATCTATCAAACTCATTGGGTTAAGACTCAAATTCTTTCTGCTTCTATTCGAGGAGTGAAAGCAGTATCTACATCATTTGCTCTCGGTGCTCAAGTAGTTACAATGCCACCATCAGTATTTGAGAAGATGTATAATCATGTTCTTACTGATAAAGGATTGCAATTATTTGATGCAGACTGGGCTTCTGTAGTATCTAATACTAAATAAATTTTTAAATAGACAACATGAATTTCACGGTTTATTCTAAAGATGGATGCCCTTTCTGCACAAAAGTAGTTCAAGTGCTACATTTAGCAAAGTTAAACCATGTTGTATATAAACTTGGTGAACACTTTGAGAGAGATGCATTTTATGGTCAGTTTGGTAATGGATCTACATTTCCTCAAGTAGTTCTCAACGGAACTAATCTTGGTGGATGTACAGAAACAGTTCAGTACTTAAAGGAAAACAAATTAGTCTAATGAAAGACGACTTTGAAAATGTATATGATATGATAGAACATGCAATAGAATTTGCGTTTGTAGGTAAAATGCAACTTAAGTTCTATGAGTTTCTAAAGTATCGGAAGACCACGAAAGCAGAGGTCGATGCTTTCCTTCGGAGTTCTACTGCAAAAGAACTTGCTGATGAAGTATTAGAACTACAAGAGTATGTTAAAGGAGGTAAAGACAACATACATCAACAATTGCGTGAGGCATATGGTCATATACCTAAACCTCAAGCAAGAAAAATAAAAGCATACTTGGGAGGCATCCTTGAAGATGCAGTGAGGTATAGTAATGACCGAAAGCCAGGAAGGAGAAAAAAGAACTCTAAATAAAGACAAACCCGAAATGAATCGGGGAGTAGAACTATTATTAAGAAACAGGAGAAGAACTGAAAAACCTAAAACCTTTCAAGTAAAGTTTGGAAAACTAATTGCTTTATGGAATAGAGAAATTATTTTTCACTTTAATTTTTACTTGGACATTAGAAAAAAATAAAACTCTTGGAGGAGTATTATGGAACAGACCATAGTAACATTGACACTTATGACATTAGTGTCTATTCTTGCATTATTAGTAGGAGGTATGATAGGATGGATGGCAAGACAACATTCATATGAAACTACACCTCAGTATGCATACACTCATCCAGAAATGTATGATGAAAATGGTAACCTTGTTCCCGATGAAATTTTAGCAGTACGTTTTGAAAACAATTATGACACAAACACCGAAAACGAAGAGGAAGAGTAGCACTGTTGTAGCAAAAACTCCTAGAAAGAGAGCTTCTAAACCAGCACTTCCACCTAATCCATTTGTTCATGAGATTTTAGAGTATGTTTCTAAACAGAAATCTAAAATTGCAAAGGTAGAAGCACTCAAAGAGTATCGTAATGATGCATTAGTTTCTATTCTTATATGGAACTTTGATGAGACAGTTGTTTCTATGATTCCAGAAGGAGATGTTCCTTTTACACCTAATGAGAGTCCATTGGGAACCGATCATACTTCTCTTCGTAGAGAAGGAAAGAATCTATATCATTTTGTGAAAGGTGGTAATGATACTCTGAATGGTATTAGACGTGAAACTATGTTCATTCAGATGCTTGAAGGACTTCATCCTGATGAAGCAAGAATTGTAATTCTTACAAAAGATAAGAAATTATCTGATGAGTATTCAATTTCATATGAACAGGTTAAGGAGGCATATCCAGATATTAATTGGGGTGGTAGGTCATGACTACTAAAGTAGAGAAGGAGGAAAAATTGGCTGAACCACCTAAGAAACCAGAACCTAAATTTGATCCATCAGATTATTGTTGTGAGATTCTCCAAGAGAAAACAACTCTGGAGAAATCAAATGATAGGAAACTTCCTAGAGATGCATTTAATGTAACTTATATTGTTGAGGGTGAGACACGTTTAGATGTTACTCGTTCAGGTAAGATGGTAAATGTGTTTGATATGTATTGTGATAGGTACGGTAAAGGTTCGGTTCAGAAAATTGATTATGGTTATGGTACGGTAAACCCTAGTCAGTATGGTTATAAACCACCATCTAAGAAGGTGAAAAAAAGAAAATGAGCGACGAACTTCGGGATCAAATTAATGATATCATTGAAGGTGAGATTCAGAATGGCATCAATGATTACATAGAACAACAAGGAAAAGGTTTTAAAGGACAGGAATTAAAAGTTAATGTATCACAGGATGAAATTGATAAGATTATAAAGGAATATAAGAGAATAAAAAAACAAGAAAGATCTAATTTATCTCAAGTAAAGAAGATGGGATTGACTGATAATGATGGGAAACCCTTATGAGTGAAAAGATTGATACTCAAGGAATGAGTGGACCCTCAACTAAAGGATGTAAGGATAACGTTTTTCCAAAGGATGTTAATGGTAATCCCATTTATCCACCGTTCAATCCCACACCATTACCTTTGATTGAACCTCAACTTAAGCAAGAACTCAAAGAATTAATCAATGAGGTTCTTGATGAAAGGGAATATCAAAAGAAACTTAACGGTCCTTATGATGTACCTGAATACACTTATCGTTTAGACGAGTTACAAGAATGAGATTAGGAGTTATGTGTTCTGGTAACGGAACAAACTTCGAGAACATCGTCAACAATTGCACTGAGCATGAAGTTGTCTTGATGGTTCATAACAAAAAGAACTGTGGTGCTGTAGAAAGGGCAGAGAGATTGGGTATCCCACATGTTCGTCTTAAAACTAAACAAGATGATGAGAGAATTGAACTATTTAAAGTATGGAGAGTGGATTATATTATCCTTGCAGGATATATGAGAATACTATCTCCAAAATTTATTGATGCTTTTCCAAATAAAATTATAAATATTCATCCATCTCTTCTACCAAAGTTTAAAGGATTGAATGCTGTTGAACAAGCTTTGGAAAGTGGAGATAAAACTACTGGATGCACGGTTCATTATGTAACAGAAGAGTTGGATTCTGGTGCTATAATAGATCAATCGGTAGTTCCAATTTGTTTTGATGATAATGTTGAAACGTTAACTCATAGAGTTCAGCAAGCAGAGCACCGTCTTTTACCCTTAGTAATTAATAACCTAGAGGAAAGTTATGCCATTAAGCACTAATTATCGTAATAAAATTATTGACATATGTTGTCGCATGATTTCAACGGATGGTGAGGTTGAATTATCTGAGAGAATATGGATGAATAAATTGTGTGAGCATAACCATCATGCAAAAGAACTTGTAGGTTCTTTACTATGTCCAGATCTTGTAGAAGACATGGATGTGTAGTTTTGTATCAGATAATACACATTTACTTGCATATATAGTATACATGTGTTAATATGCACATATCGTTCAACCTCATAGGAGGTCGCAAGTAAGCCGACTCGGAACGGGTTCGTTCATCCTCTTCGGAGGACGCAAAAGCCGACTGAAGGAACGGGGCAAAAATCCCTACTACTTTGGAGAAAGCCAATGGCAAAAGTCACTTATCGTGGAGTCGAGTATGACTCTGCAGAGTACAACAAAAAAGTACTCGAAGAAGCAGCTCAGCACAGAAACCATGATCTTATGTATCGTGGAATCAAGGTAGAACGCAAGTTCGCATCTAAGAGTTGAGCATAACCTTACTTGGTTGGAAGAGGAGTGGTTGACACTCCTCTTTTTTTATGCCATAATACTTTTGTTGAGTTGACGAACCCAACACGGGAGTGACTGAATAAACTTGCTGGCATAAGGCTAGTTAAGGTGATGAGACACAGGTGGTGCTGCACCTTGAAAAGGTGAATCGACTTACCAGTCGGGTCTCAGACAGTGAGGTAAAAATCTACTAATGTAGCAATGCCCCTTACTTGTTGGTATACATTAATCCAACCTCCCACCCCCACATTCCCCTGTAGCTCAGTTGGTAGAGCAGGTGACTGTTAATCACCCTGTCACTGGTTCGAGTCCAGTCGGGGGAGTATCTAAATAATGAGAAAACTTATGGAAAAAGAAAGACTTAAACTCATTGTTAGAAATCTAAAGCAACTTGTGGATGCTTTAGAATCTGAAGTTTATTCTGATGTTGATGCTTACAGAAATTCACATGCATTCTCTTCCCCCGATACTTCTTATGACGAAATGTATGACGACGATGATGGATACGCAGATTAATGAATAAGGATATTAATTTAATCAGTGTCACTCCTGATGCTGAAAAACACATGGCATATGTTGCTCGTGTTAGTAATCCTAAGAACCAAGACAATGAAAAGTTTGCTGGTCTTCTTAAGTATTGTATCCAGCACGGACACTGGAGTGTCTTTGAGCAAGCATTCATGACTCTTGAGATCAATACTACAAGAGGAATTGCTGCACAGATTTTAAGGCATAGAAGTTTTACATATCAAGAGTTTAGTCAGAGGTATGCTGATAGTAATCTTCTAGGTGATATTGAATTACCTGAACTTCGTAGACAAGATAGTAAGAATAGACAGAATAGTATTGATGATTTAGAACCAGAGATGGTTGATAAGTTTAATAGACAGATGAATACTCTATTCAGTTCTGCTTTTGGTTTGTATAATCAGATGTTAGAAGCAGGTGTTGCAAAGGAATGTGCAAGGTTTGTTCTTCCACTTGCTACACCAACTAGAATTTATATGACAGGTTCTTGTCGTTCATGGATACATTATATCAATCTACGTTCTGCACACGGAACTCAGAAAGAACATATGGATATTGCTAATTCTTGTAAGAAGGTTTTTGTAGAGCAATTCCCTTCTGTGTCTGAAGCCCTTGAGTGGGACTAAATAATCTTAAACCTTATTTTATTAATATGGCAACATACCCCGTTATTAACAAAGAAACTGGTGAACAGAAGGAAGTTAAGATGAGTATCCATGCTTGGGATCAGTGGAAAGATGACAATCCTGATTGGGATAGAGATTACTCTGACCCTTCTACTATGCCTGGTTTAGGTGTTGAGGTTGGTGAATGGAAGGATAAACTAGTTAATAAGAATCCTGGATGGGGTGAGGTATTAAAGAAAGCTGAAAAGTCTGGAGGTATCTCTGGAAGACTAGCTAGAAGAGGATCTTATGAATCTTCAACTCAATCTGCCTTTGATGTAGACTAACTAACATGCCATCTAAATCAAAAACTCGTAAGCCAGTTGTTCCATACGGAATGAGTAATAAGCAAATGAAAAGAAAGAAACCAATTAATACGGACTTGATGAGGAAAATTACTCCTCTAACTCCAAACCAAGAAGAATTATTTCGATGTTATGAGAACAACCAGAACTTAGTAGCATATGGTTGTGCTGGAACTGGTAAGACATTTATAACTCTTTACAATGCACTTAAAGATGTATTGGATCCTAAGACTCCTTATGAGAAGATCTATATTGTAAGATCACTTGTATCTACAAGAGAGATTGGGTTCCTACCAGGTGATCATGAGGATAAGTCTTCACTTTATCAGATACCATATAAGAATATGGTAAAGTATATGTTTGAGATGCCATCAGAGTCTGACTTTGAAATGCTCTATGGAAATCTGAAAGCACAAGGAACCATTTCCTTCTGGAGCACTTCATTTATTCGTGGTACAACATTAGATAAAGCAATTGTAATCGTAGATGAATATCAAAACTTGAATTTTCATGAACTTGATAGTATAATAACAAGAGTAGGTCAAGACTCTAAGATTATGTTTTGTGGTGATGCCACTCAATCAGATCTTGTTAAAACTAATGAGAAGAATGGTGTGGTTGATTTTATGAAGATCCTTCGCATAATGCCATCCGTTGATATTATTGAGTTTGGAGTCGAAGATATTGTTCGTTCTGGATTTGTCAAGGAGTATCTTTTAGCTAAAATGGAAACAACTTTATGATGTTTGAACATTGTAATTACTTAGGTGACATTGAATTAAAAAAGAAAGAAACTCCAGGATGTAGACTCTATCAACTTCCTGATAATAGTTGGGTTCCCTCTATTACTTCAGTAACTTCTTTTTATAACCGACAAATTTTTGTTGAGTGGAGAAAAAAAGTTGGTGAAGAAAAAGCTAATCGTATTACAAAGAAAGCAACCACTCGTGGAACTGATTTCCATGAAGCAGTTGAAGTTTATATGAGGAATAATGAAATAGATTGGGAGCAATTTAGACCTGCTACCAAGTTCATGTTTCATCATGCCAAACCATATCTGGACAAGATAAATAACATACATGCTATAGAAAGAACCCTTTACTCTGAGTATCTTGGTCTTGCAGGTAGAGTTGACTGTATAGCAGAATATGAAGGTGAACTAGCAGTCATAGACTTTAAGACTTCTGAGAAGATTAAACCTGAGAAGTGGTTGGAAAACTACTTTGTTCAGGAAACTTTTTATGCTGCTGCTTACTACGAACTAACTGAAATTCCTGTCAAAAAACTTATCACTATTATGGTAACTCCTGGTGGTGAAGTGAAAGTATTTGACAAACGAAACAAAGGGGATTATATTAAATTATTAGTTCGGTATATAAAGGAATTTGTATCTCACAATACTAGGAGAGAGAATGGAGAATGAACTAGAAAAGGTGTTGAAGAGTAAGTTCTTCTCCTCTGCAGGTTTTGCACAAGAAATTGAAACTCTAGTGCAGGTAAATAAAGACATGAATTACATTGATGCTATCATTCATTTTTGTGAAAAGAATAGTATTGATTTAGAATCAGTGCCTAAACTTATTCCCAAACCTTTAAAGGAAAAGATTAAGTATGAAGCATCAGAACTTAATTTCTTAAAACGTAGTTCACGAGCAAAGTTACCACTATGACAGAACCCGATGATAATCCTTTTTGGGGTGAACCAACTCCAACTGATCTTTGGGAAGACATGAAGAAACTTGATGCCCTTTATGAAGAACTTGATTGGGATCATAGAGATTACCTAGAGTTTACTATAGAAGATAATCACATTACTATTAGAAATAAATCTAGAGAAGGCAGGTAAATGATGCCCTTTGATGCATACCGATGCTATTTGTCATTAAAAAATCACTTTACTAAAGACCACTACGATTACATTAAATATCGTGGTAAAACCAGAGCAACAGTCCAAGCCTTTTATAAGAGGAAGGATAGGTTTTGGTTTGAAAAGTTTGCAAGACAGAAGAATGATAAAGAAGTAGAAGAGTTCTTTGTTTCTAATTTTATATACTCTACTGATCCAGCAACAATGTGGATTGGTGAGATGATAAAGGAAGGAGAAGGAAGATATACTGAATGGAAAAAGAAAGTTCAATCACTTACTTATATTTTTAAGGAAGAGACAGAGAGTGTATTTGAGGATAAGAAGGTAGATGATATGTTTGATTGTAGTAAAGGACACCCACCAATTCTAAAGAGTTATCTGGGGGGTGACATATCACTTGAAAGTATGGTAATATATGATAGAATATTTGATTATGGGAAGGATTTTGATAAACGATTGAAAGATCCTGTATGGGAAACCGTCAGTCGTAAAATTAAAAAGTATTCTCCCTTCCTAAATATTGATGTATCCCGTTACAAAAAAATTCTAAAGGAGGTAATTATCCATGGCTCTTGAAAATGGTGAAGTTCTGCAGAACCTTACAAATCAACTCCAAGAAGTCACACAGCAGTTAAACACTTTAGGTGAGACTCGTGTGAAACTTATTGGTGCAATTGAAGTTCTACAACAGATTGAAGAAACAAATAATCCTGCTCCCGTTGCAGAAGAAGCTCCTGTAGAGGAAGCACCAGTTGAAGAATCTCCAGCAGAAGAAGCATCAGAATGACTTTTTTTCAGTCACCAGTGGTTCGGGCGGAAATGGCAGAGATTAGTGAACTTCAAGAAGAAGTTTACTCAAATGTTTTTAAGTTTCCGTCAATGAAAAAAGAAGATCAACTTTATCATGTTGATATTCTTAATAGGCTGATTGAAAAACAGAAGATTCTTTATGCACGTTTGAGTTTATCAGATGATCCAGATGCTAAGAAGATGAAAGAGCAAATCGTTGAATCTGCTTCAATGATGGGCATTCCATCGAGCACGGATATGAGTAAAGTTTTTGAACAGATGAGTACTATGGTGCAAACCTTAAAAATTCAGATTGACAAAAACCAATTTTCCTTGTAACATATAAAAGGGTTACAACCAAAAGCCAAATCTAAAAACAAATCTAATGTCATTTAAAGACCTAAAAAAACAATCCTCTCTAGGATCATTGACTCAAAAATTAGTCAAAGAAGTGGAGAAGATGAACAACACAAGTGGAGGTGCTGATGAGCGTCTCTGGAAGCCTGAAGTTGATAAAACAGGCAACGGTTATGCCGTAATTCGTTTCTTACCTTCACCTGAAGGAGAAGAAATCCCTTGGGCAAAAATGTATTCACATGCATTTCAAGGACCAGGTGGATGGTATATTGAAAACTCTTTGACCACTACTGGTGGCAAGGATCCTGTTTCAGAATACAATCGTGAACTCTGGAACAGTGGTAATGAATCCGATAAGGATGTTGTTCGTAGACAGAAGCGTAAGCTTTCCTACTATGCAAACATCTACGTAGTAAAAGATCCTACCAATCCTCAGAACGAGGGTGGAGTATTCCTCTACAAGTTTGGTAAGAAGATCTTTGATAAGATTATGGAAGCAATGCAACCAGAGTTTGAGGATGAGACCCCAATCAATCCCTTTGACTTCTGGCAAGGTGCAAACTTCAAGTTGAAGATCGTTAAGAAGGATGGTTATTGGAACTATGACAAGTCAGAGTTCGATAAAGTATCTCCTCTCTTAGAAGATGACGATGCACTAGAAGCATTATGGAAGAAGCAGTATTCTCTTGCTGCTGTCACTGCTGCTGATCAGTTCAAGTCTTATGATGATCTTCAGAAACGTCTGAAGTATGTTCTAGGACAAAGACCTCCTGTACGTCGTGTAGATGAGGACGTGGTTGATGAGGACAACACTCGTGGTTCTTATACACCAGACTTCAATGCACGTAAGGCACAAGAAACTGTGACTGCTGCTGTAGCATCTGGTAGTTCAGATGAGGACGATGCGCTGTCATACTTCCAGAAGTTAGCGGAAGAATAGCTGAGGGAAAATCGACTTTTAATTCCAAAAAAGTCGCAAAAAAATCTCTGGTATTTTTTTGCCCTATTACTTTTTTGATTATTGATATAGTCTAATATTTTCTGCTCTTTTAAGGGTTTTATCGATATATTCGGTAGAACCCTTTTTATATGGCATTATATCTTCTATGTCATCCATGACTACACTTACATATTCTTGTTTTAGAATAAAAATCTCTCTTTTCTTATTTTGTATTTTTTCCTCATATTGGTAATTTGTCACTGGTCGTGTAATATCTAGTTTTGTTACCATACCACTAATAAAGTAATCATAGAATGTGGTTGTAAAGTCAGCACTTACCTCTAATCCTGCAGGAACTATTGTAACATTATTACTATCTTTGACTTCTACTGTTTCGTGGTGATGAACTCCATTATAGAGATTTTCATAAGTACCATACTTATCCAATAAAAACCTATCAAAGTCATTTTGTGGCATTGGCCATTCTGTTGGAATATGAGTAATATTGTTAGATAGAAGAATTAACCAATCTAAAGTAGAATCTGAGTATATTCGATGAGCAACATTATCAGGTCTATCATCTCCTTCAATATTATATTTTGTAAAATACATCAAATTGGAGTAAATATCTTCTCTTAGAGTAACTCTTTTAAATAGATTTTTAACTCGTGCATAATCAGATATTTTAGCATCTGGTAATCTGCTAACATAGTCAAAATCAGGTAAAAGATTAAAATAATTAGACATTTTAGAAACCTATACTTAGTTTTTCAAGATTGTTAAATTCCTCACCATTACCATAATCATCATTGTATACAGGTTCTAGTTCTTGGAAACCCATTGTCACTTGATAAGAAGTCATTACACCATCTTCATATGTAGAATATTGTCCCGATGGTGTATAGTTAACTCCAAATCCATTTAAAGCACATTCTTTAAATTTATTTAAGAAAGGATGATCTGTTTTTTTATTTCTCTCTGTTGATGATTTGCTTGCTTTATGTTTATAAGCAAGACGGAAAGTATGTGGTGATCTTAAGAATAATCTGGACTTACTTCTGATAGGTGACATTCCTTGTTTAAAGAATCTAATAATTTTAATTATTGTCATTGCTTCATTTTTATCTCTAGGTGCTAATAGAAAACTAAAATTAAAACTTCTTAAACTTGGACTATTGAAAAGCAATTCCATATTTGGGTTCATAATCGCACCAGTTGTTCTGGTAAGTAGTTTTTGAGCACCTGCAGCTGATCCTGCTATATTTGCTGCTAGTGCTGTTTTTATATCTTCTCCACTATTCAATGCTGCATTTACATTACTTTGAGCAGATTCAAATCCTGCACCAAATCCTTCTGTAATTGTTGATAGTGCAATATCTGCTAAAGCTATAGCAGCAGCATCCATACTATCTTGTCCCCATTGAACTTGTTGTTGATCCTGAAGACCACCAGGAATTGGAAGAATTACAGTTCCAATAGATTTTCTATCTTTATTTCTATCATTAAATCCTAATTTACCTGCTGTTGTATTTTCTCCACCTGTAATTTTTTTAGGTTCATATTTCATCATATCAAATTTTAAGAAGTCTTGTCCATCATCACCTGCTCTTAAAGTTGTTGGAAATACGTAAAATCCAAAATCACTTTCTCTAGTTCCTTCAATAGCATCTATATCACCAAGTTCTCCACTAGATTCAGTAGAATCTGATGTAGTATCATTTCCTGCTGCTGCCTTATTATTATTACCTGATGCTTTATTTAATGCTTCTTTTTCTTGAGAATTTTCTGTAACTTCATCTTGAATAGATTTAACTTGATTTGCTGAAGTTTTTCCTATCTTTTTTGCATTTTGTTTATCTATTCCTGAAGCATTTTCATTCCATGTAATTTTGCTTGGATCATCACTTGTTCTTGTTCCAATTGTTCTAGCATTTTCACCTTTTGCATTATCATATTTTATGATATCCGTGATATAAACAGGAGGCGTTCCAATCGGACCAGATACTTTAGTAGCAGTATAAAGATTTCTTTTATTTCTACCAGTTCCTACCTGAGTGGGACTTATTTTACTCGTTACTTGTTCTGCCATTACAACATGGTTTTTATTTATTTAGGATGAATTTTCCATAAGGAAAATTGAGAAGGTCATCTAGTTCATTATATTCTACAATATACAGTTGTCCTGCTAGTTCTTCCCATGTATAATTACGAGATTGTCTCCAATGATAGTTAAGTCCTTTAAATCCCCATGCTTGTAAATCTGTGCAAGCAATTAGTGGATGTTGATCATAGGTAATATTAGGGGTTTTTGCATTGTATATAAATGTATAGAATTGTCCTACGTCAGGAATTGGAGTCACAGTATTATTTAGTGCTTCCATAATGATCATCATCATTTCTTCAGGATCATTAACTGCTGCTGCTAAATCTTCTTTTATCGGTTCTATCCGATTTGCATATCTTTCTTCACCATTAAATCCGAATGAATCTGTCATTATCTTATACCTAGTTCTCTTTCGGTTATAATCTTAAATTCAATTTTTCGGTCTTTACACCATTCATTTGCTGCTTTCCATTTTGCCTGATTTACAGCATATGTCTGACATTCGTAAAGATATGATTTTGTCACTCTTTTCCTCTTTTTGGGTTCTTTGGTCTGTTTAAGGGGTTTTACTTCAATTACATAAGTTTTCAATTTCCCTGTATTTTCCTTTACTTTGATTATGAAATCTGGAAAGTATCTACGGACCCTACCATCAGGAGCACGGTAAGGTATCCAAAATTCTTCACTTCCCCATTCTGTAATATTTTCATTTTTATCACAATAATTACAAAATCGTCTTTCCCATGAACTACGGCAAATAATATTACTTACATCACCTTTATATTTCTTTGGTTTTGTAGGTTTAAATATACTCTTAATACTTTCTGCCATATCTCTTATACATAATATATAAGGTCAAAAAGTATTTATAAAATGCCACGAGTAGTAAGAGTCTCAGACATCAAAGCCAATTTATTAAGACCAGCGACTACTTCTCATTTTGAAGTAGAGATACCTATATCTTGGAATCCTGTTTTTCAAAATAGGTGGGCGGGTGTTGGTAAACAATATAAAATTAATTTAATGTGTTCAGAGGCATCATTGCCTGGATCTAGTTTGGCTACATTTGAAACTAATAATGATAGAACTGGTGTAACAGAAAGATTTGTGCATCGTAGAATATTTGATGAAAGAATTGATTTTACTTTTTATGTTGACGCAGGATTATATCAACCGATTAAATTTTTTGAACAATGGATAGATTTTATTACTGGAGCAGCAACAGAAGGTGAGAATAAATTAAACAATGCAGATTATCATTATAGAATGAAATATCCTAATGATTATATTGCTGATCAGGGATTGAAAATTACAAAGTTTGAGAAAGATCATCAAAATCCTTTAACTTATGAATTTATTAGATCATACCCTCTTTCAATAACTTCAATGCCTGTTTCTTATGATGGGTCTTCATTGTTGAAGTGTTCAGTTTCAATGACTTATGTTAGATATATCATTCAAAATCTTGATAAGGTGTATACATTACCCCCATCTCCGATTCAACAAGCACAGTTTAATGGTGGATTCTTAAGTAATATTGCAGGTAATTTAGTTGATGCTGCAGTAGATAGAGTAACAGGTAATGATAGGTTGGGAGATTTTGCTGGAGCAACCGTCAGAACATTTTTATAAAAACCCTTATATATAAATATATGACTTGTTATAAGACATTATGCCTTTACCAAAAATTGCTACCCCAACATATGAGTTGGAGTTACCCTCGACAGGACAATCGATTAAATATAGACCATTTCTAGTTAAAGAAGAGAAGGTTCTTGTAATCGCTCTTGAGAGTGAAGATAATAAACAGATCACAACTGCAATTAAAGCAGTTCTTAAAAGTTGTATTCTCACTAAAGGTGTGAAGGTTGAATCTCTTCCCACTTTTGATATTGAATATCTATTTTTAAATATTCGTGGTAAGTCTGTTGGAGAAGAACTTGAAGTTAATGTGATTTGTCCTGATGATGGAGAAACCACAGTTCCAGTGGTAATTAACTTGGATGAGATTGAAGTTCAAAAAGATGAAAATCATTCAAACAAAATCAAAATAGATGATAGTATTATGATGGAGTTAAAGTATCCATCTCTTGATCAGTTTATTAAGAATAATTTTGATTTTAATGATAAGAATGCAATGGATCAATCATTTGAATTAATTGCATCATGTATTGATAAAGTTTATACTGAAGATGAAGTTTGGGCAACTGCTGATTGCACTAAAAAGGAAGTTAAAGAATTCCTTGAGTCAATGAATTCCCAACAATTTAAAGAGATTGAAGAATTTTTTGAATCGATGCCTAAATTATCTCACACCATTAAGGTTACTAATCCTAATACAAAGGTTGAAAGTGAAGTGACATTGGAGGGATTAGCGTCTTTTTTCGTGTAGCCCTACTGCACATGAGTTTAGAGGATTACTTTAAACTAAATTTTGCCTTGATGCAGTATCATAAATATAGCTTGACAGAGATTGAAAATATGATGCCTTGGGAACGAGACATCTACGTGGCTCTACTACAACAACATCTTGAGGAAGAAAAGTTAAAGCAGCAACAACAGAATGGCTAGTAAAAAACCTAGTATGATAGATGCTCTGAGGGCAAAGCATGATCCTCACTATCAACTAGCGGGTAAAGTTGAAAGTCTTGGAAAAGATATACCTATTCAACTTGCTCAATTACATAAGACATTAAGTAAGTCCTTTGCAATGCAGAGGAAAACTTTAACGCGCGTTCTTGGTCTTGAAAAAAAAGTTGCTGAATTAGAAGAAGAAAGAGCAGTAGAAGAACAAGCAAAAAAAGGTATAGATGATATATTAGGTGATATACGTGGAGAAGAAGATGAAGAATTTGATGCTGCTCATGCAACACCAGAAGAAGTAGAAGAATATAACTCTTCAGTTCCAATGACGGATGAAGAGAAAGAATTTGTTGGAGAAGAATCAAAATTTGATGCACAGGATAAATCTGTTTCTACAAAGACAAAACCAAAGAAAAAGAAACCAAAGATAAAAGCTAAAAAAATAAAGATAGATGCTGATAAATTTAGGAAAGGAACCGCAATAGATGATGGATTCAAATCGAGAGTGATGGGTGAAGATGAAAAGGGAGGATATCTAAGTCCTGAAGATAGGAAGTTTCGTTTTAAAAGGGGTAATGATGGAGCAACAGTAGATCCAAGTAAACTTCTCCCTACTGATGAAAATCAAGAAGGGGAAGCAAGTGGTCCTGTAAAGGATATTCTTTCGAGTGTTGTTTCTATAGAGGAAACACTGAATAGTCAATATCAATTGCAATTAGAAGGTGCAAAGGAACAAAAAGAAGAAGCAGAGAAGAAAAGAAGAGGTGCTCGTGAGAAAATGTTGGAGGGTGCTGGTAAAATATGGGACGGAATTAAATCAACTGGTGAAAAAGTAATCAAACCATTTCAAAGTATATGGAGTAAAATATTAGGATTTATTCAAACAATCTTTTTTGGAAGAATATTTTATAAAATATTAGAATGGATGGGTAATAAGGATAATCAAGGTAAAATACAAAGTATTATCAAATTCTTTAAGGATTGGTGGCCAATGTTACTAACAGCATATTTGTTGTTTGGTAATGCCTTTGGTCGAATGGCAGTCAAGTTAGGTGTGACTGTAACTAAATTTGCCGTTAAACTTGTGACTAAACTTATACCTAAGATGTTAGCAGGGTTGGCTAAATTAAAAGCAGGTAAAATATTGAAAGGTGGTTTGATTGGTGGTGCTTTATTGGGTGCTGGTGTAATAGCTGGTAAAATGATGTCTGGTGGTAAAGATGAGGGTTCTCCTGATTTGCAACCTACTGGAGAGGATACACCACCAGTAGAAGCAGAAGGTGGTGGTTTAATAGAAAAATATGAAAGTGTTATATCTGAGTTTAAAGAAGGTGGTTTTGTATCAGGTCCAGGTGGAGTAGATAAAGTTCCTGCACGATTAACTGCTGGTGAGTTTGTGATGTCTAAAGGTGCAGTTCAGAAGTATGGTGTCAATACTCTTGCAAATATGAATGCTGCTGGAGGTGGAACCAATAGACCAACAATAGGTAGATATAATGAAGGTGGTAAGGTTCAAACTATGAGCGAAAAGTTAGGACATACTAGGGGTACTGTAACTGATCCAAAAGAGAAAAAAGCACAAGAAGATTATATGCTTGAGTGGGTTAATAAAGAAAGAGTAGAATTTCTGGGATTGCCTCCTTTAGATAAATTGACTTATGCGGATGGTGTGGAACTTACAAAGGAGATGGGTGCAGATCTGCATAGAGTAAAAGAAGAATCACATACTGATATGGATTTTGATAATATGATTAAGACTACATCAAGATCAAAAACAGTCGGTGATAAAACTATTTTTGAAGGATCAATGGGTTTATTAACAGAAGAAGATAAGCAGCAGTATCTTGCATCAAACCCTGGAGCAAGAATGATGCTAGAGCTTAAGGAACAGGTTGAACTAGATGCTTTAGGTGCTGATATATCTGCAAGTGCAAAAATGAATGGTGGTGGTTTAGTTCAAGGATTACAAGGTGGTGGTCTTGTTCAAGGATTCCAAGGTGGTGGGCAAGTAAGGCAAATGGGTAGAGGAGCTTCAAATAATAGAATGAAATTATCTGCTCAACAAAAAAGAAGGAATACTCCTGGAACATCATCTGGAAAGAAAACAACAGTTGCTTATCAGGATCAAGGTGGTTCTATGAAGTCTGCTGGTGGAGCACGTCAACCAGGTAATAAGGAACTACCATCTTTTTCTGCAACAGCTATGAGATCTCCTGATAAAATAAGAGTATTGGGGATATCGGTATAAGATATGGCTTTAGGAATTGTAGCAAAAGGTTTATTGGGTGCTGGTAAGGTAGTAGGTAAAGGTGTAGGTCTTGCTGGTAGAGGAGCTATGATGGCTGGTAGGACTGGAATGGCTTTGAGAGGTAGAAAAAAGAAGATTAATACTTCAAAATTGATGGGTAGAGAAGGTGGTGAAGAAAAAGGAGGAGCATTAGCAATACGTCCTAGTTCTAATATAGTTTCTTCTCCTGGTGGTGCTATTCAAAAGATAGAAAAGACAGAAGAAACTGGTTCAAAGGGAAATACTTTACTAGTAATTAAAACTAAACTTGTTAGTATAGACACTATACTAAAAGGAACTCTTGCTGCAGAAAAGAAAGCAGAGGATGTTAAAAGAAAAGCACAGGAAAGATCGGAAAGAAAAGAAGATGAGAAAGAGTTGGAAGATGATTCAAAAGAAGGAAAGAAAGCACAAAAATTTAAATTAGCACCTCCTAAACAAGTTTTAAGTTTTTGGGAAAAAATAAAAAGTTTTTTTGGTAAGGTTCTTTTTGGATGGCTTGCTGTAAGATTGATTGATTGGTTACCCAAACTAATGCCAATCCTTAAGTTTTTAGCTGGGTTTGCAGATTTTATTATTAAAGTTGGTGGTTTTCTTTTAAATGCTTTAATCACTTTTGTTGATTGGGGATATAAAGCTGTAAGTGCCACTAGAGGATTTGTAAAAAATTTATTTGGGGAAAAGGGGGCAAAAGCATTTGATGGTATTACAAAACATCTTACTACTCTGTTTAATATCATTGGTTCTATTGCATTAGGTGTTCTTGCTTTTGGTAATCAAGCTAATAAACAAAAGCAAAAGGATTTAGATAAGAGAACTAAAGGTAATAAAAAATTAAAAGATAGATATGATCGTCGGCAAAAATTTAAACAACAACAAAAAAGAATACAAAGAAAAAAATTCTTTAAGAAGAGAACTCCAAAAGCACTTCGTAAAACTATTCAACGTGGAAAAATAACTGCGAAGAAATTTACTAGAAGTCTAAAGAAGACTCCACAAAAATTAACTAAGAGTCTTAGTAAAAATGTTGGTAAGGTAAGTCAATCGGTTGGAAAAAATCTTAGTAAGGTAAGTGGTAAGATAAGTCAATCTGCTGGTAAAATTGTCACCCGACTAGGGATGAAGATGAATACTGGAATGGTTCAGAGTATGAAAGGAATATCTAAAATGGCAAAAGGTGTGAGGATACCTATTATTGGTCCTATACTTGCAGCATTAACTTCTTATCTTGCAGATGGTAAATTAGATAAAGCATTATTCATAGGAATAGGAACTGCATTGGGTGAAATGCTTGGAACAGCAATTCCAATTCCTGTGGTAGGAACTTTATTAGGAGGAGCGATTGGATTTTATATTGGAGATTTATTATACACTTTATTCAGAGGTGGAGGTATTGGAGCAGTTCTTAACAAATTGAAAGAAGATTTGAAGAAAGTTTTCAATGTTGGTAAGGCAGTTGGTAAATGGGCAGGAACAGGATTTGCTAGGTTCTATGAAGGGATACCTAAAGTTTTGATACCTGATTTTCCAAAAGAACCTCCTAAGTGGATACCTGGATGGGTTCCTAGAAAAAAAGCATTGTGGAATATAGCAAAAACTGGATTGAAAGTGTTAATAGGTCCACTTTCTCTTTTAATGGGTAAAAAAATACCAATACTTCCTTGGTTAATGAATCCTTTTAAAACCACACCGTTATTAATTAAATCATTTTTTTCAAGAGATCCTATAAAAGAAAAAGTTTTTGATCCTGTGAAAGCGGTTTCTTCCTTTTTTAAAGGAGATGAAAAAAAAGATAAGAAGGATAAGGCTAAGGATAAGGATAAGAAGGATAATAAAAAACTTGATAAAATATTTAAGATGAATGGGAAAGAATATGATCTTTCTCAATCAATGGGTGGATTGTCTAGAGAGGAATATGATTCTTTAAGTCGTGGGGAAAGTTCACGACTTAATTCGAGATTACGAGTTTATGCAAATCAAAATAAAGAGGAATGGGTTGCTAATATAATGAAAGGTAATGATAATAATCGGAAGAAAATTTCTTCTGTGGAAGCTTATGCTTCTTATGAGAATGGTGGAGAGGAAGTTATTGTTATTCCTCCTCAAGAGAATACTGAAACTACATCACAACCTGAAAAAGGAACTGTTTATCCTGTAATGGTGGGTAGTGGTTCTGGAGGAAGTGATGAAATTTCAGCCCGACTATATGAACGTGGTTAAATATAAGTAAGAGGAAATAACTATGGCAGGACAAGGAAACAAAAAAAGAAAACCACATCTATCAGCTAAAACCTCTGAACCAGCTTTTATTAGGAAATTAGATATTGCTTCAAATAAAAGTTCTACAGATGCTAGTATTGTAGGAGGAACAGTTCGTCTACAATATTGGGAAAGTATTCTTCAGGATAGTATTAGAGCATCAGTAGTTTTTACAGATACTGGTAATACACTTCCTAAACAAAAAAGAAAATTTGGTACTGGTAGTGGAGGAAAGATTGGTGTTGTTGAAGGATTGCCAATTATTGGTGAAGAGCAAGTAACTTTAAAGATAGAAGATAATCAAGGAAATGCACTTGATTTTAGTAATGAAAATGATAATCCCTTTTTTATTAATAAGATAACTTCTATTCCAACTTTAGGAGAGACTACTAATAAAGCATATGAACTTAAGTTAGCATCAAAAGAATTTCTTGATAATGAACAGGGATGGTCAAGAGTTAGAACTTGTTTTTCTGGACAAGTTTCTGATCATGTTAAGACTATACTAGAAGATAATTTAAAAACAGAAAAGGATTTGGATATTGAGGAAACTAAAAAACCTTTAGATTTTATTGGTAAAAATAAGAAACCATTTTTTATTTTAAATGATTTGGCAAAGAAAGCAGTTTCTTCTAAAATTGAGGGAGAAGGAAATACTGCAGGGTATTTCTTTTGGGAAACTGCTAACGGATTTCATTTTAAATCAATTGATACTTTGTTGACTGGTAAACAAAAATTATCTATCATTTATAATGAAAGTGCAAACCCAGATCCTCCTGCTGGATATGATGTAAAAGCATTGTCATTAGATATGGATAATCGTATTGATGTTCAAAAGAAAAAACAAATGGGTGCATATTCTACTCGTAGTTTTTTATTAGATCCATTTAAAGGTATTTGGGAGAGTGTAACAGAAAATGCTTTGGGGGAAGAAGGTAAGCAAAAAGTTAATAATGAAGAAATAAAAACAGCAGGTGAGGGATTGCCAGAATTAAATAAAGCATTTGATAAGAATGAGGCTGATACTGGATTTACTAGAACAACTTGGAATATGATATCAACAGGACAACTTAATTTTGGTCCAATTGCTGATCAACTGGATAAGTCAAAGAAAATAAACTTTGACTATAGTAAGGTTTTCAATCAGTCAATAAGGCGTTATAATCAATTATTCGCATCTCAGATAACTACTGTTATACCTGGTAATTTCTCTTTACATGCAGGTGATACAGTCTTTATGGATATTCCTGAATCAGGAACCACTCAAAATAAAGCCTGTTCTGATGAAGTAAATAAAGAGGAAGGTGGTTTATATCTTATAACAGATTTATGCCATTTTATTACTGCGAAAGAAACTTACACTAAATTAGTGTTAACCAGAGATTCCTTTGGTAGGGTCGGAAGTCCCAGTCCAAAAGAATAAATATCAACGTAAGGGATTACTTTTATGACAACTAACACTCCAGAACACGATTTAAACCATGAGGTTTATATTGATCCAAAGGATGGTAAAGAGCATGTCAATCATGGTATGCTTGAATATTCTAAAGAGGATTTAGAACTTCACAATGATGCTTTTCATGCTCATGAAGAGAATGAAGAAAATCCTGGTGGTGCAAAGATTAATGATTGGCACACACGTCATGAGGATCAACATTTAGAAGTGTATTGTGATAATCATCCAGATTCATTTGAATGTAGAGTATACGACGATTAAAACATGTCTGAAGGAGGAGGATTTAATTTAGGGTTTATTGGCCAAGATTTTCGTTGGTGGCTGGGACAAGTCGCTGACGATTCTTATTGGCGCGATAATATAATACCTGGTAAATTTAAATCTCCTGAAACAATTAGAGGATGGGGATATAGGTATAAGGTAAGGATTTTTGGTCTTCATGATTTAGGTGAAGAAGTTATTAAGTCTGAAAACTTACCTTGGGCTAATGTAATGTATCCCATAACAGCGGGAGCATACTTACAAAATTCTGGTCAGAGTCCAATGATCAGACAAGGTAATATTGTTTTTGGATTTTTCTTAGATGGTGTAAATGAAGAACAACCTGTTATTATGGGAGTGTTGGGAAATAATTCCCAAACTAATTTAAGGACTGAGATTGGTAATAATGATGTAACAAATACAACTTCTGAAAAGAGTGTATGTGTTAGTGGATATTCTGAGGGAAATATAGATTATGATGGTAATTCTAAACCAGCTCCTCCTGATGGTGATAAGAAAGTAACTAAACCAATTGATAAGCAAATAGAAGAAGAATCTGCTAAACCATCGCCAGGAGTCCCATTAAATCAATTTGGATTACCTATTAATAAGGATTTAAATCTTTTTCAACAAGCAGATATTAATAGTGCAAGAGCAGAAGCTGAGAAAAAAAATTTAAGTCAAGGGGAAGCTACTGAGTTAATTAGAAAGAGAGTTCAAAAAGGAATTTCTGATAGAGCTAAAGAGGCAAATTCTCCAAGATCAGATGTTCAACCTGGTGCTACTATTGAAAGTGAAGCCACCATGATACAAACGGCTGGTGATCTTAAGAGGGATAGAGTTTATTGTGAGAAGAGAGTTGTATTAAAACCTGATAATCTTGTCGAATCAACAAATAAAGCGATGAAGACGGATATGGATAATCTGGTTCAGAATATTGATAAAGCAATGAATGCATTGCAGAGTTATACTGATGCAGTGTCAATTACAAAAGAACAGAAAAATTTGGAAAAATTGATTTCAGATTCTTCAAAAAGACAGTCAAAATATATGAAACCTGTAATGGATAAGATGATGGAGTATAGTCAGAAATCAATTAATAAAGAAATGACCAAGGCAGTTTCTGCTTTACCTGCATATAAGAGAATGGAGTTTCTTGATGTTAAAGATGGAATAGGACAAAATCTTTTATCATCTTATCTTGGAATGACGAATGGAAATGCTGGATTGATTGAAGGTGTTATTAGAAAAACATTAAAATTGGGTGAGATGTTTGAACAATTTAAAAATGCTTCAGTAGAGGATACTTCATCAGATGGAGAAATTAAAAAACCTAAAGGAATGCCTAGAGTTCCAGTATGTAAATCTGAGGATGTAATATCTACTGTTTTAGCTGTTAATAAAACTTTAATTGACCAAACAAATAATAATTTGATAGGAGGGATTGATGGATTCTTAACGGATGCTCTTGGTGATGTTGCTGATGTGAGTGGAGGAGTAACTAGTATTTTTAGTAAATTGGGAAATATTAAAGGAAGTCTTACTTCTGCTCTTAATTTTGAAAATATTAAGATGAATGTTTTTCCTTTTGAACAACCACCCAATCCTGCTGTATCTGATTATTATACTCTTTGTGATGGTGGAGGAGCTCAAGCACAGAATGCATTACCTAGTCCAATGGCAATGGAAAAAGCTGCTACTAAGCATATTACTAAAATTTCTCAACTTGCTGAAGGTGAAACATATGTAGATACATTTGCACAACCTGCCTTTGGTGAACCTGATAGGGCTACTAAAAATGTTACTTTGACTGAAGGTGGAGTTGTTCTTGATGATGATATTGCTGCAGCAGTTGCAGAGAATGCCGCTCAAGAATCTGAATTTAATTCATCTACTACTTGATAAATAGCTGTTATAAGGAACTAATATATGTCTTTCGATCTTTTTGGAGAAGCAACTAAATGTGATATTCGAGTCGGTTATATATCAACCGATAGGGGATTTGTGGATAATATTGGTATTCACGAAGCAAATCAATACGCTAAATTAAATCCAGGAACTCAATTTATTTTTAGAAATAGAGAAAAGGTTGATTATTTAAACATAAATGAAGTTAATAGATTACTACCAGAAGATATGTTGCCTAAGAGCAATGCTGGAGAGGGTGGTGATTGTAAAGGTATTACAGGTTTAAATCCACAAGGAGATACTAGTGTTAATATTGATGAAGGTCTTGGATTAACTGATGTAGTATTTGATACAACTGGACAACAATTAATTAGAGATACTACTAGAGCTCATTTTTATGGAGGTGGTGGAGTAGGAGTTCAGGGTAATCCTGTGGTTGGTGTTGATGGTTCTTTAATGAGTGTTGATGTCGTTCATCCAGGATTTGGATATCAATATCCTCCTTTAGTTTCTATTGAAGATGATCGCGGAGTGGGATCTGGTGCGGTTGCAATTGCTATTCTTGATGATAGGACAGAGGGAGTTGAAGAACTTTATAATAGGGAGGAAGATTATGAAGAATATGATTTAGATCAATGTATTCCTCCATTACAAGGAGTTGGATTTGGTAGAAGATATGGTCCTAATGGGGAAGATTTGGGTGATTGGAATCCAGGAATGTATATTGGAACTCAAAGAGATCCGATTGCTAAACAAATACAAAAGTATCAAGATCTTTTATCTAATATAAGACAAAATGCTTATGTGTCAGATTTAGGTTCTGGAAGAAGACTTGATTCTACAAAAACAAAAATTTTAGAGTGGTGGACAACAAGAGATAAAGTTCCATTAAAAGTAGTTGGTCCTGAAGAAACAACTAGAACTAAGTATGATGTATTTAATTGGTCATGGGGTGCAAATACAGGAACTAATCCTATAGGTGAAATTGATAATCTTTATATAAAATTATTGGGAAGAAGAGGTGAACCAGCTGGCCTTGAGTATTGGCAAAATCTAAGAGATAGTGGTCAGAGTCTTGCTCAGATTGAGGAGGGAATGAAATTACAACCTGAGTATAAAAATATTATATTGACTGGAAATAAACCAGTTATGCCAGATGTGACTTATCTTTATGGTCAATATTGGGAATATGATAAAAAATCTTTTATGAATAGCTTTGCTATATCACCAGTTCCACCTTCAAATGTGAAAGGAACTGATATGGCTGGAAAGACATATACATTTGAATGGCAAGAAGATTTTCCTTGGGAAGGTGAATATACATTTAGAGTTCAAGCTGATAATGATGCAAGACTTTATTTTGATAATGAACCTTTATCTAAAGGTGATGTTAAAATAGGATCTGGTGGTGCTGCTGGAAATGTAATATCTAAACCATTAACATTTAAAAAAACTATAACTCAACCAGGAGTTCACAAAATTTCTATAGATTTATTTAATCATCAGACTAAAGAGATAGTTCAAAAAACTACAAATTTAAGTGAAGTTACGCAGAATGCAGAGTCTGATGTAGTTAAATTTAAAATTACTTCAAGTGCTAGTTATGCAAATGGATTTCAAATTTTAGATCTTGATATTGATGTAGAAAAAAGATATAAAGGACCACAACTTAATGAAACAATTACAAAAACTGTAGAATATGGAAGACCTTATAAGGTTCAGTTTCGATCTGCAGGAAAGGGTTCTCTTAAAAGTGGAAAACTAATTAAATTTACTGGATTACATTCTGCAAATGATCCTATTGAAGTTACTAATAATAATAAGAGATTATGTTTAAAAGATGGTGATGGTGGTGATTGTAATGCATCCTTTACTATTGATAAAGGAAATGTAAGATTTAGTGATGATGGAAAAACTATAGAGGGAACTGGAAGAGCAACCTTTACTTTAAGTTGGAATGATAATCCAAGGAGTGCAGGGACAGCATTGGGAACCATAGAGATTATGGATAAAAAATGGACTCAATCAGGTAGAAGTGGAAGTAAAACTCAAACTGTTACTATAAGTGCTCCTAATGATGGAGGTTCTTATGAATCTCATATAAAATTAAGAAATAAAGGTGAAAAAGTTATTGAGATGGAGGAATGGACTGATGAAGATTGGTCAGATATTATTGCCTCTTGTAGTTCTGGAAAATTTTATGATATAAATGGTAGTACCTGTAAATTTATGGTTCCTACTCCACCAACTCAAATACCTTCTACTTTAAAAGATGAGAACTTAGATATAATTTTTAATACAGTTGATTGGATGGAGAAAGCAAATAGAAAATTATGGAAGATTAATCCTGGTGCTGGTAAAGATGCTAATTTTTTAAATCGTTTTGGTGTTCTTCCTTTTGATCCTACTGAAGTTGAAAAAATAGAAAAACGGGTGACTAGGGATGTTATTAAACAATCAAAAGCTTCTGTCAAATTCTTAAGAGGGGAAGATGGTAAAAATTATATGAAAGTGACTGGAACTGGAAAAGCGAAAGTTTTCTTTGAATTAAATGTAAATGATAGACCAGGAATATCTTCTTTAGCATTAACTGAGATTAAAATAAGAGCAAATGATGGAGATGTTATTTTAAGAAGAGATCCTAATAGAAGATTTGCTAATGAAAGAGCTAGTGGTGAATTTACTGCAGGTCAAAAATATTTGGTTAAAACTATTGGAGCCAGTAGTGGTGCTGGTTCTATAATAGGAGTTGATAAAACAACTATTGGTTATGATGATGATATTACTGGTGGATATGATCAGAATGGACTTTTAAAAATTACCGCTGTTGCTCCAATTAATACAACTGAGAAAATTACTGAAGATGTGTTGGGATATCCTGATCATCCAAATGCGTCTACCGATGATTATGCAGGAATTCATGATATATTATGGAACAATATTAAATTTCCTAATGATGGAAATTATTCCATAGAGATTATGGTTGATGATAATGTAGTTCTTACATTTATTCATCCTGGAAGAGAAGATATTGTTATAAGGAAGGATGGATTTAAAATTAGAGGAGATGGTTCAACTGGAACTGGTAAATCATTTGATGTTAAGTATTTTAGAGAAGGTACTTATACTTTAAAAGCAGAATTAGAACAGTTAGCAGGTAAACCAATAGCAAAGGGAAATCCAATGGCTCTTGCTGTTCAGATTAAGACTGCTTTTATAGTTGAGGATGTTGAAGTTATTTCTATTAAGTCTTGGAATCAAAATCCTATGGGTGTTGGAATGGTTATTGATGCTCCCATGCCTCCTATTCCAACAGAGATACCTCCAGTCCAACAAGGAAGATGTCCTAACAACCCTATTTGGACCACACGAACACAGAAAGGTGTAGAAGAAAATTGGTATCCAGTAAGAGTGGATTTTTGGGAACAATTTATGAATCGTTATGCTATTTCTCCTATCCCTCCATTAGGGGCAGATGGAAGTGATGGTGCAGGAGTTTCTTATATTAATAATTGGGAAGTAGAACTACCACATGAAGGATTTTATGGTTTAAGAGCAGCAATAGATAAGATTGGTAAAATTTTTATTGATGGTAATGAGATTCTTGGATCAAAGACAACACCAAAACTTAGTTTATATAACAATATCTCTCCTAACACTGCTAAGATATTTTTAACAAAAGGTACTCATCAAATAACTGTTCAGGTAGAGAATGATAAGCAGTATGAATTTAATTTAATTGACAAAAAGATTTTTAATACAGCAGATTGGGCATCAAAGCAAAATACAAAAATAACTGAAATTATTGGTCCGAAGAATATAGATGTTACCTTTAAAGTAAGTATTGCAACAATGTATGGTGCTGGAATTAAATTATTTGTGGATAATACAACTTTATTTGATGATAATAAAGGATATAAGGAACCTTCTGTTTCTGAAACTCATACTCATAGTATTGAGGTTGGTAAGGTTTATGATGTAGAATTTACAAGTACTAATCAAACAGTTGTTCCTGGTAGTTTATCTCCTACAAGAAAAGCACTCATTATAGATGGTGAAGCATCGTCTGCTGGTGATAGAAGAATAAGAGCAGGAGGTAAAGTATATCAATTTGATAATGATGGATCAGATTGGGACATGAATGCAACATTCAGAATTACTGAAGGTAATGGAAGATTTGAAGAGAGTGGAGGTACTCCTACTATAGTAGGAACAGGAAGGCAAACTATAGAATTATGGTGGAATGATACAGGAGGAGAGGAAGAAAATCTAGCAAAGGCTATTAGAACTATTAGGATAGGAAATGTTGCATGGGATGCTACATCGACTTATAGCAGCAATAAAGTTAATCTGGCAGATCGAACTCGTACTATTGAATTGGGTTCAGGTACTAAAACTGGAGATAAGACGCAGAATATTAATAATAATTCAGCCATACAACTAAGAACTAAAGGTAAGAATGTAGTTGAAATGGAAGATATACCTGGTGATTTTTCTGCAGGTACTGGTGGCACTAATAATGAGGCTTTTTTCTTTAAAGATGTTGTATGTTCTGCTACTGAGGGTGAGTTTTATGATTTAAATGGTAGAACTTGTAAATTTAGAATTCCTTCTAAAGATAGAACTGAAATAGAATATGGTAAAGGTCTTGTTAGTGGTTCTGCAAAAGATGGAGTAACTTATACTGGACCATCATTAGCAACTTATGCAAATGGAGAGTTAGGTCCATTTATTACTCCTACTTGGAATACTGATGAGGAATATATTAGAACTCATAATGGAACCACATGGACAATGACTTGGAGTAATGTTGATTTTCCTGAAGATGGAACTTATGATATTAAAGCAGAGGCTGATGATGAATTGACTGTTAAATTAAATGGAATTCAGATATGTAGAGCTACTGTTGATTCTCGTTATACTACTAGGCATGATGGGAAGGAATTAAAACCCATTGAGAATCATTCTTTTAGCGCACCAAAAGGAAAACAAACATTAGAATTAACTTTATTCAATCGTGATTTCCAATCACCTTTTAGTAGTAACCCTGCAGTAGCAGCAGTGAAAATTACTAAAAAAACAAATGTAGCAAAGATAGACCCAAGAACAGGTAAGGCAAAAGGTAAACCTTGGACAGTTAACCCCATAGGTGTTTCTGCTATATTAATTCCTCCACCTTGTCCAAAAATGATAACTGGTATTGGTAGGGTTGATAGAGTTGAGATAGATGATCCTGGTAATGGATTCACACCTCCTGTTCTTCCAAGTGGAATAGAGAGTCCTAGTTATTCAGTAGGTTTGGGATTGGATGATATTAAAATTCTTGATGGTGGAATTAATTATGGACCAGGAGATGTTGTATGTGTTAAAGATAATATAACTGGTGAAGAAAGATGTTTTGAACCAGAATTTGGTCCTTTTGGTGAAATAACTAAAGTTGTTATTATTGATCCACCTCCAGGAGAACCAGATATAGCTCCTCCATCTACGGGAGAACCTATAGGAGAAGGATCACCTTTTATGCTCACTTCTACTCCTCAAGTAAGAGTTAGATCAAGAGGAAAGGTTCCTACAGGAATAAGTTTTAGAGGAGTACCTCAATATAGAATAATTAGGGATCCAATTATAATTCCTGCTCCTGATAGATTAATTCAAGTAACTGATTTGGTAGGATTGAAACGCACAGGATTTTATGATGGTAGACCTTATTATGGTGCTGTCTTCTATAAAAATGGTATTCGATATGCAGGTTATTATCAAACTACTGGTAAATTGATTCAGATATATGATACTTTACAGGAGAGTATCGATGCTAGAGTTACTACACCTCCATCTGCAATTCAGAGACAGGGTACTGACATTAATAGTAATAACTCAAGACTTAATATTCCTGGTACTCCTAATAATCTAATTTAACAATTATGACAAACGGATCAGCATCTAATCAAAATTTAGATAGACTTGGAGATGAAAAGGATATAGGTAAGGAACCTAATCCTACTCTAACTGCCAAACAAAATTATAGTGCTGTAAAATATGGCACTGATAAAGGAACTCTTAAGTTTGGTTCTATTCATAAGAAAGGTGATGTTACTTCGGGTGTGATGCTTGATACTCCTGATGGTCGTCATCAGTTTTCTTTAGATATTGATGGTCAAAGAAGAGGTTGGACAACATCAACAAGTCCTGGTAATTTTTCATTAGTTGCAGGTGAAGATAATATTGAACCACAAGATACAATTTTTATAAATGCTGTTAATGGTAACATTGATATAGTTGCTACGAATGGTAAGATTAGATTACAAGCAACTGATATAGAATTGATTGCTGTTGGTGAGGGTGGTTCTAAAGGTCATATTAAATGTACAGCTACAGAGACTTTTAGTGTTTATGAAACCAAGAAGATTATTTTGGATTCTAAATCATTGACAAAAATTACTTCTACGGGTAGTATTAATATAGCTGCTAATACTATGATGAAAATATATGGATCTTTAATTAAAGCAGTGACGGATGCATCTGCCGTAAAAAATTCTAAAACGAATGGTCAAAATGATGTTGTTTCAAACAACGTTGTGTAGTAAGTTCATCAGAAGGAGATTAAAAAATGACAATGGGATTTGACGATCTAATCGTCGGAGGACAATTAAGAGTAGGAACAGGGTATTGTGCTCCTATTAAAGAGGGAGATTATAAAATTAATGGATCTGCCCATATGGAAGGTCCAGTGGTTGTTGGATTGGGTAGTAAAATTAAACTTGGTGCTAGAGGAGGAGATCCTGATGATCCAGAGGATAATACTGGAACTGCACCAGCAAATTTAATGATCACAAGAAACTATAATAAAGATAGAGATTGTTTTTCTGCTGCTATAAAGAGAACTCTTCTCACTGAAGGAAATGTTCAGATTAATGGAGATGATGGAACTCCTTGGGCTGTTAATCTTAAAGGTAATCAAGAGATAATAGGTAATGAGCAAACTGACCATGCTTTGTATGTAGAAGGAGGAGGAACTGTTGATTCGGTTTATATTGATGGTGATTTGTTTGTTACTGGTGCAGTAGATTGTGGTAATAAGGGCAGACTTGCTGCTAGATTTGCTGCTGCAGATGCGTCACCAAAACCATTTGATATGCAACACCCTACTAAAGGGGAAGGCAATAGACTTCGTTATGCATGTATTGAGGGACCAGAGGTTGGAGTTTACTTTAGAGGTAGATTGAGAAGAGGAAAGGAGATATTCTTACCAAACTATTGGAAGGGATTGGTTCATATTCAAAGTATAACTGTACAACTTCAACCAATAGGTGCTCATCAAGATATTATTATAAAGAGATGGGATGATCAAAAGATATATCTACAGTCGAATGGTGGATTACCAATAGATTGTTTCTACCATGTATATGCAGAGAGGAAAGATTGCAATCCATTGGTTGTTGAATATCAAGGTGATGGATGGGAAGATTATCCAGATAAAGATTATAAAGATCCTAACTTTAGTGGTCCTCCGAATATTATTACTGTATGAGGAAATTACTTTATGTTGAGGATGGTTTTTTAGATCCTCCTCTGTGCCAATCTTTTATAGATTTATTTGATAAAGAAGATAGTTTTGTTGAGAGAGTAACTCACTCAAATCCAAATGAAAGTTTAACTGCTAATCCAAAGATACCAAAGTTTAAGTTTGATCAGAACTATGGTGCGAAATATCTGGGTGGTAATGTAGATCCTATTCATCTTACTGAATCAAAGGATGAACTTTTTAGTAGTGTTATAAATGATGTAACCACACTATGTAAAACTTTTGATGACAATATAAAATTACAATATGTTGGAGTGGTTAGATGGCCAATAGGGACATTTATGAAACCTCATATTGATGATAATAATGTTCATGAACCAGATGTATTTGCAGCAATGCTTTATCTGAATAATGATTTTACAGGTGGTTCTACTTGCTTTGAAGATATAGAAATAAAACCAGAGCCAGGTAAGTTGATTATATTCTCTAATTCTCAACACCTTCATTATGTGAGTGAGGTGGGAGCAGCAGAAAGGTTTGTGTTATCTTTCTGGTATGCTCGACCAGCATCTTGACAAACCATCTCATCTGCTCTATAGTAATGGGATATTCAGGTTAATTTATGGAAGATGAATATTTAACTCGGTGTGTTGTGGACACATCGAGAAGAACAGTTTACATTTACTCCAATGAAGGAGATAAAAAAACTGTGGAGTGTGATACTCCTGAAGAGTTTATGAGTGTATTAAATTACGTTCGTGAACATGCCCCTGTTGACACCTTATCTTACGTTGATCCTTCTTGATTATGATTTATTTTATTGGTTTCCTTTTGATTGTCACCATTTGTTTATTTGTTTACTATTTGGGTCTCTATAATCCACATTGATGGATAAATAAGTCGGAAGAAATAGATAAGAAAATGAAATACTTAATAGATACACGCTATTGCTGGTATGACAGTCAAGATGGGGAAAAACTTGTCTTTATGTATTTCATACAGAATGTTCCATTCACCTTTGACGAGTTACCTGAAATTGCCAAAGAAGATCTGGAAATAGTGACATTAGCTGACCAGGAGAAGAGATGGAAAATTGAAGACCTATATAAGGCATATTCATATTTGATGGAAGAAGAATGTAACCCTTTGGTGTTTGAATTGGAGTTAGAAAACCCTGAACTAGTACCTATCGATTAATGCCTAATATCAGACTGTGGCACTCAAGAGAGATGAAGCAATGG